TACACCTTCTCGGTGCTTGTGACTGAGTGGACTCCAGTGAACGGTGCAGTCGGTGAATTGAACACTGCCGACGTAACCTTCCCAATCTCGGGCGCAATCACCAAGGCTCTCGCCTAGTTCTAATCACATCAACCCTTACCTGCGGAGGTAGATAATGAAGTTTGCGTTACTCGTTCACGGAACCGACGGCAAGCCCAGAAAATCAATCGCCGAGTTTGCCGACTTCGTCAAGTTTGAGGAAGTCCACAACATCTCAATGGCCAAGATTGAAGACGATTTGAAAGTGCGTGACCTTGCCTGGTTGGCTTGGCATTCAGAGAAGCGTCGTCAACAGACTGCGCTCACGTTTGACCAGTGGATTGAAACCGTTGAGAGCATCAGCATGGACTCTGGGGAGGACAGGATTGTCCCTTTGGAGAGCACTCAGCCCACTGGTTGATCGCCTATTTGGCGTGCGAGACAGGCATTGCGCCTTCTCAACTGTTGGCTGAGTCGCCCCGAATGTTGTTCACGATGCAGAAGTATCTGCATTGGCGTTTCGTGAAGCAGAATCCGAGCACGCCCTACACTCGTTGACATGGCTGACAACAGTGTTGAGATGCTCGCACCGGGCTTGCTGCAGTTCCTCAAGTCAACCGCCCGTGCCATACCGGCATTCGATAAAGGGATTCGTGAGGCGTCAGTAGCGGTCGGCGATCATGTCGTCAAGAAGGTTCGGTCTAACGCCATGGGTCAGGCACCACATGGTGCCGGCAATTCGTCAGGTCGTTCTCAGGCAGCGGCGGTAGTCGAGGCAATCAAGACCAGGCGAGACAAGATACCCAAGATTGGGTTCACCGCCAAGAATCAGTTTGTGTCCAAGTCACGTCCGAACAGCAAACGCAAACAACGTGTCACGGCTGGTCAAGTGTTCTTTGGTGCCGAGTTCGGCGGAGGTCGTCGCAAGACCACGCAACAGTTCTTGCGTCATCGCGGCAACCAGGGCTACTTCTTTTGGCAGGCTGTTCGTGACAGCAAGTCGTTCATTGCTCAGGAGTATCTGAACAATGTTGAGAAAGTCATCAAGACAATCTCCGCTGCATCTCCCAAGTAGCCGTCAAAGCGGTGTGATTTGAGCAAGTAGAATCGGCTGTCATGGCCGTTGAACGCGCATTTTTAGTCAAGCTTGTCGGCGACGCCAAGCAGTTGATAGGCGAGTTCAACAAGACTTCTCGTTCCGCTGAAGGTGTTTTTGGTAAAGGTGGTTTGGGCGGCAAGTTATCGGCACTTGTGCCGTCGTTCAAGACGTTGTCGATTGCAGGCACCGCAGCGTTCGGAGCGATAACGGCGGCAGCCGGGTTGGCTGCAAGGGCAGCAGCCCAGGATGAGGAATCGCAACGTCTGTTGAAGCAGGCGTTGGACAACACGTTCGGTGCAACACAAACACTGACCGCTGGCACGGAAGCGTTCGTCGAGGAAATGATGATGGCGACGGCAACTGCGGACGACCAACTTCGTCCAGCCCTAGGGTTGCTAATCAGAGCGACAGGAGATTTGGGTCAAGCCCAAGACCTGTTGAAGTTGAGTCTTGATATTGCGGCCGGGTCGGGTCGTGACCTTTCATCGGTCTCGGTCGCATTGGCCCGTGCGGCAAACGGTTCGTTCACGGCGTTGACACGTCTCGGTGTGCCGATCAGCGAATCGGCAGTCAAGAGCAAGAACCTTACGCAAGTCACCAAAGAGTTGACGGATGCGTTTGGTGGTTCGGCTGAGGCTGCGGCGAATACTTCGGCTGGTCAGTTCCGCAAGTTTGGGATTGCGGTTGATGAACTGCAAGAACAGTTCGGTGAGTTGTTGCTCCCAGCGTTGGTGAGCGTCACCGGGTATTTGACGAACACCGTTATCCCTGCGGTGTCTTTGGCAATCGAGACATTCCGTAGTCGTGGCGTCAAGGATGCTTTGGCGTTCTTCGTTGCCGCGTTCGGTCAGGCAGGTATCGCAGTCCTTGACCAACTGGAGAATGTCGCGCTCGGCATTTACAGTTTCATGGAAGGTGTCGTTGCGACACTGTCCCCACTGTTTGCTGCGATTGACCTTGTTCGTTCGGCATTGGCGTTTGGTAAGCCAATCGATTCAATTCAGAAACAGATTCAGGACCGAACCAAGGCCGTCGCTGGGGCGTTTGACGCATTTCGTTCGTCGGTCAATCAAGCATCACGACAGTTGGAAATCATTGCAGGCGGCCCATTAGACACCGTTGAACGTCGCCTGGCTCGAACACGTCAAGAAGCCAAAGGCACCTCTAGTGGGTTGGAAGGTCTTGGCGATGAAGCCGAGAAGGCTGGTGGAAAGGTTGGGAAACTTGCCGACAAGTTGAGCAAGACCGACAAGATTGCCAAATACACCGACGTGTTGAAAGATGCCAAACGTGCATCGGATGCGTTCGGCCGTTCGCAGGAAAAGGTTGGCGAAACCAGAGAGTCGTTGGCTGAAGCAGACAAGGATTTGGCTGCTGCCCAAGAGGCGTTACGCAAAGCCCAAGCTGGTGGCACACCGGCTGAGATTGCTGACGCTCAACGCAAAGTCGCTGCCGCTGAACGCAGCCGTGCTCGAGCAGGGTTCGACATTGAGCAGTCAATCATTGCGGTCCGTGAAGCCGAAGCCGATCTAGCGAAACTGCGTTCGGACCCGGAGGCAACACCTGACGCAATTCGTAAAGCCGAGATTGCGTTGGCTGAAGCAAAGTTTGCGGTCGCCGATAGCGAAGACAATCAGATTGAAGTCACCAACCGGTTGACTGAGGCACGCCGAGATTTGCGTATCGTCACCGAAGGCTTGCGTAAAGGTGACGAGGAGTTGGTCCCATTCCAGACGGAAGTGGAGCGTCTGAGCAAGTTGCAGGAGATTGCGTCGAAGAATCATACGAAGGCTTTGGAAGACGAAACTGAAGCGGTCAAGGAATACAGTCAGGCGTTGAAGGATCTTCAGGATGTGATGGACAAGTTCCCGAAGGCAACCGCAGGACTTGGTGGTCGTGAAGATTTGTTGAACTTGCCTACTCGACCACCGACACCTGCCTCATCCAACGGTGGTTTTGGTACCCCGACTCAGAGTCAGGTCAATATGTATGTGACGGGTGGGATGGGTGTGGATGGTCCTGCGTTGGGTCAGGAAATCTTGGAGGCTTTGCGTGATTATGAGCGTGTCAACGGTCCGTTGAATCTGGCGTTCTAACTATGGCGAAGACGATGCCGTGGGGTGAAGTCCTCAAAGTTGAGTTGGATGTCGGATACGTCGCCAATGCGTTCACGTTGGATTCATCCACGTTGGATGGTCCCGAAGTGTTGGATGGTTCGAGCGACTTCGTAGACATCACCGAGTATGTGACGAGTGTGAGTATCACTCGTGGTCGACCCGATCAGTTGCAACCATTCGGCCCCGGTATCTGCACGATTGTTGCTGATGACCGTGCAGCAGACCGCCAGTTTGACCCGGCGAACACCGCATCACCCTGGTATCTGAACGACCTCGGTATCGCACCGCGACGTTTCATGCAGGTGTACGCAGGCACGGCTGGGAACGAGCCGTTGTGGTACGGCCGTGTCAACGACTTGGATATCGAGTATTCGCAGCCGAACATTTCGTTCGTCTCCATTTCGGGTGTAGATGATTTGGCGGACTTCGCCAAGAGTGACCTGCTCGCTTTCACCCCGGCACAGACCACCCCACAGGGTCGGTTCGGGGAGATTCTGAATCGTCCCGAAGTGGCGTACTCGACTGCCACCCGCAGCCTGTCGACTGCGTGTGTGGCGACGTTGGGAACGGTGGCGTATGCCGACAACGTGAATGCGAAGTCTGCGTTGGATGCTGTCGCCCAGGCTGAAGACGGACGGTTCTTCGTATCAAAAGACCCGACGGTTGGTGTGGTGTTGCAGCCTCGTATCTCGTTCTCATTTGATACGCCGACGTTGACGTTCTCGGATGTGGCTGGGACTGCTATTCCGTATCAGAACTTGTCGGTCGGGTTTGGTGCTGAGACGCTCATCAACCGGGTGCAGGTTGGGGTGCAAGGGTTCTCGGTGGCGACTGCTGTGGGGACTGCGTCGATTGCCCAGTATGGGGTGTCGTCGTTGGCGTTGAACGATGTGCCGTTGTCGTCCACTGCTCAGGGTTCGGCACTCGCCTCGAACCTGTTGGCGAAGTATGAGGAACCTGTGTCACGGTTCAATCAGATTGAGATTCTGCTGAACGGGTTGACTGGGGCGCAGCAAGAGTCATTGGCCGAGTTGGAGATAGGTGACGTTATCGCAGTCACGAAAACGTATGCGGTGGGGTCTCCAGCAACCGTCACCCAAAACGTGTTCATCGAGCGCATCCAACATCAGATCAACCCGCAGGTTCATCGCATGGTGTTGGGGTTGGGTCAGGCGCAGCTGCTCACCGAGTTCATCTTGGACACCAGTGAACTTGACGACGCAACTGTTGGGCTAGGATAAGCCCGTGGCCAAACAGACTTTCACAACAGGGCAGGTGCTCACCGCTGCACAGCTGACAACTTTGCAGACCAACGACTTCAACTTGTCCGTCTCAACACAAACCGCCAACTACACACTCGCTGCTGCCGACAAAGGCACACGCGAAGTGATGAACATGAGTGCTGCCGGAACCGTCACGGTGCCGAACTCGACGTTTGATGCTGGCGATGCGGTGTGGTTGCATTCGATTGGTTCTGGCACGATCAGCGTTGTCGCTGGTGCTGGTGTCACGTTGAACTCTTCTGCTGGTACGGCTCCGACGTTGGCGCAATGGGAGGGCGGTGTCGTCTATTTCACCAGCGCGTCATCAGCAATATTTTTTCGCGGTGGCGGCAATAATTACGGTGTAGCAACAGGCGGCACGTCAAGCAGTATCACAGTTGGTGGTCAGAACTACACGCTCCTTAGTTTCACTAGCACAGGCACGTTGACCGTTACTAAGGCGGGCCTATTTGACGTTTACGCTTTTGGGGCGGGCGCATCAGGCGGATCTGTGCCAAATAGTAGCCGAGCGGGTGCAGGTGGTGGCGCAGGTGGCGGCGTATTGTCAACAATTTATTTAGGCGCAAACCAAACAATAACAATAGGCGCAGGTGGGGCAGGCTCACTAACGGCTGTCGGTAACGGTTCCAGCTCTAGCGTCGGCACTTTACTTTATGCAGTTGGCGGCGGCTCCGGCGCAGGCTCTGACACAAACGCTGACTCAGTAACACCGCAGCAGGGTGGTTGTGGCGGTGGTGCTATTCGAGGCGGCAGCGGCGCATACTTCACGACAGGCGCAGCAGGTCTAATCGGTTTCAAGGGCGGCGATTTTGCGTCAACAGGAAACACGGCAGGTGCAGGCGGCGGTGGCATGGGTGCGGTTGGCGCAAATGTTACGACAGCAACGACAGGCGGCGCAGGTGGCGCAGGTGTAGACGTCAACACATTTATTGGATCGTCATTGTTCAAGGCTGGCGGTGGCGGCGGTGCAGGTTCCGTGACCGGTGGGGCTGGCGGTTCATCAGTTGGTGGCGCAGGTTTTGGAGGTGTGTCGGGTGTCGGTTCCAACGCCTCAGCGAAC